GGTGGCTCGCTATCCAGACCTCCGAGATCACTCTGCGTGCGCGCGAGGAGGTGACTCAACGTGACTTCCACCCCTGCGCCGGCCGGCCTTGAGGACCGCGGCCGCCGGCTGTGGGCGTCGATCCACGCCCAGCACCCGAACATCTCCGACGCCGAGGCTGAGGTGGCCCTGGAGGCGGCCCGCGTCGCCGACCGACTGGAGCGCCTGGACGCGGTCTGCCGCGCCTCCGAGCCCGTCGTGGAGACCGACAAGGGCGTCCTGATCACGCACCCGGCGTTCGCCGAGGCGCGGCAGCAGGCGAACCTGCTCAAGCAGCTCGTCGCCAGCCTGCGCCTGCCGGACGAGAAGACCGGCACTCGGCCGCAGACCCGGCCGGCCCGCGGCGTCCAGCAGCCGAAGGGCGCCGGCAGTGTGTCGTCGCTCGACCGGGCCCGGGCGGCCCGCGGAGCGTAGGCCGTGGCCTGGCGCCAACTGTTCGACGGCCACGTCTGCTCGCTCGGCTACCAGGTCGCCGACTGGATCACGGCGTACTGCTGCCACGGTCCCGGCGATGTGCAGGGCGAGCCGATCGAGCTGGATGACGAGTGGCTCGCGTTCCTGGTCGCCGCTTACCGGCTGGATCCGCAGACGGGCCGCCGCGTCTTCGATGAGGCTGTGCTGTCCCGGCCGAAGGGCCGGGCCAAGAGCGAGTTGGCCGGCTTCGTCGGCGTAGCCGAGGCGTTCGCTCCGGTGCGTTTCGACGGCTGGGACGCCGACGGCCAGCCGGTCGGACGTCCGGTCGTCTCGCCGCTGCTGAAGTGTCTGGCCACCGAGGAGTCGCAGGCCGGCAACACCTTCGAGAACATCGCCTTCATTGCCGGCGCCTGGGGCCCGGACGTCCACCCGGAGATCTACGGCGGGGTAAGCGGCATCCGGCAGTACCAGTCGGCGACGGCGCTGTACCTGCCGCAGGGCGGCGAGATTCGGGCGTGCACGGCCGGGTCGGCGTCGAAGGACGGTGGCAAGGAGACCTGGGTCTGCGCTGACGAGACGCACCTGTACGTGCTCCGCGAGCTCAAGGCGATGTACGGCACGGTGCGCCGCAACCTCGGCAAGCGGAAGCTGGCCGAGCCGTGGTTGATGCAGACCACCACGGCGTACCGCCCCGGTGAGCAGTCGATCGCCGAGCAGACCCTGACGGCCTGGCGCAAGGGTGAACTGTCCGCGGCAGTGCTGGTGGACCACCGCGAGGCGAAGGGCCGCATCGACCTCGACGACGCGGCGCACACCCTGGCCCAGCTCCGCCAGGTGTACGGCGCGGCGGCCGGGTGGATGGATCTGGACCGGATCTACCGGGAGATGCGCGACCCGCGCTCATGCCCGGACGACGCCACCGCGGCGCGGTACTACCTGAACCGGGCGCAGTCCACCAAGGACGTCTGGATTGCACTCGACGTGGTGGAGCGTCAGATCCGCAAGGAGCCCGTCGCCGCCGGCACGCCGATCGCACTGGGCTTCGACGGGTCGCTGCGCGACGACGCCACGGTGCTGATCGGCTCGCGGATGTCGGACGGCTTCCTGTTCCCGGTCGGGATCTGGGCCAAGCCGGCCGGGCCGGAGGGCAACTGGTGGGAGGTTCCCCGGGGCGACGTCCTGGCGGCGATCCGGGAGGCGTTCGCCCGCTACGACGTGACCCGGCTCTACGCCGACCCGCACGAGTGGCGCTCCGACATCGACGCCCTCGCCGAAGAACTGGGCCGGGAGCGGGTCATCTCGTGGGAGACGCGCCGCGATGTGCAGATGGCCGCGGCGCTGGACCGCCTCCACGCCGACCTGGTGACGGGCACGGTGTGGCACAGCGGCGATCCGGTGATGGTCGAGCACTTCGGTAACGCCTACGTGCGGATGAAGGGCGGCCACCGCCTGGTCCGCAAGGAGCACGACCAGTCCGCCCGAAAGATCGACTCCGTGGTCGGCGCCGCCCTGGCATATGAGGCCCGCGCCGACGCGATCGAGGCCGGCCATACCCGCAAGACGCTCACGCGCGTGACCGGCCGGGTCCGCGGTTACTGACGGAAGGGGCGCTGTGGCCGACCTGCTCGCCCCCCTCTCTCCACAGTGGTGGCTCAAGCGCCTCTACGACCGCCTGCGCGGCCAGCGGGAGCGGTTCGACTTCTACGACGCCTACTACCGCGGCGAGCCGCCGAACCTGCCGTGGTTGCCGGAGCAGGCCCGGTCGGAGTTCAACCGGCTGCTGGCGCTGACCAAGAGCAACTACATGGGCCTGGTCGTCGACAGCATGGTCGAGCGGATGCAGGTCGAGGGCTTCCGGATCGGCGACTCGCCGAAGGCAGACCACGACATCTGGGATATCTGGCAGGCCAACAATCTGGACTCCGGATCCGACCAAGTGCTGCTGGAGTCGGCCATTGGTGGCAGCTCGTACATGCTCGTCGCCCCGAACGCGGACCGTCCCGATCGCCCCCTGATCTACGCCGAGCACCCCACGCAGGCGATCGTCGAGCACGAGCCCGGTACCGCCCGGCGCGTTCGGGCGGCCGGGCTGAAGGTGTGGCAGGACGACTGGTCCGGCCAGCTGATGGCGACGCTGTACCTGCCCGACGGCGTGTACAAGTTCGCGGCACCCCGCCGCACCGAGGGCGTCATCACCGTGCCCGACTGGAAGCCCCGCGAGGTCCGCGGTGAGCGATGGCCGGCGCCGAACCCCTTGGGCGCCGTGCCGCTGGTCGAGATCGCCAACAACCCGCGGCTGCTCACCGGTGGCGTGTCGGAGATCGCTGACGTGGTGGCGATCCAGGACCGCATCTGCAAGACCCTCGCCGACCGGCTGATGACCCAGGACTTCGGCGCCTTCCCGCAGAAGTGGGCCATCGGCTTTCCGGAGAGGGACAGCGAGGGCAACGTCAACCGCGTTGACGTAGGCCGCGACCGGATGGTCACCTCCGACGCGGCAGAGACGAAGTTCGGCCAGTGGGACTCTGCGCCGCTCGACCCGTACAGCCTCGCGAAGCGCGAGGACGTGAAGGACATCGCGAGCAGGACGCGGACCCCGGCCCAATACCTGCTCGGCGAGATGTCCAACGTGAACGGCGAGACGCTGAAGGCCAGCGAATCCGGCCTGGTGTCGAAGGTCCGGCAGCGGTGCCGGACCGCCGGCGAGGGCATGGAGGACGTGGCCCGGCTCGCCCGCAAGGCCGCCCGACTCGGCGGAGACGACGAGTCGATGGAGACCATCTGGCGCAACCCGGAGTTCCGCACCGAGGGCGAGTTGGTCGACGCGCTGACGAAGATGGCCACCCTCGGCGTCCCGCGGGAAGCCCTGTGGGAGCGCTGGGGTGCGTCGCAGGTCGAGATCGAGCGATGGAAGGTCATGGCCGAGGAGGCCGCGGCCCGCGATCCGCTGAGCCAGCTGGCCCGCGCCACCGCAGAGACCGGCCGGCCGGCGGAGGCCGCCGAGCCCGAGGCGTGACGTGCCCGCCGAGGAGATCGCTCGCGCCCACCAGCGGGAGCGGGCGGCGCTCGCGGCCGCGGCCGAGCAGGCGGCGGCCGAGATGTGGGCCGACGTCGACCCGGACGCCATTTCGGCGTCCTGGGCCGAGCGCGTCCCGGCCGTGACCGCGACGACCACAGCGGCCCAGCAGGCCGCCGCCGGGGCCGCGGACGCGTACGTCGCTGAGGTCCTGGCCGCCCAGGGGATCGACCCGACGCCCGACGGCCGGGTCAATCCGCGCTCCCTGGCGGGGATCGCCTCTGACGGCCGGGCGCTGGCGTCGCTGCTGGCCCAGCCGGGCATCACCGCGCTGACCGCGATCGGCGCCGGCGCGACGGTCGAGCAGGCCATGGCGACCGGCCTGGCCTCGGCTCGGATGATCGTGGCGACACAGGTCGCCGACGCCGGCCGGGCTGCGGACGGTGTGGCGCTGACGACGCGTCCGGCCGCGTCCGGATACGTCCGGGTGGTCGTCGGGCGGACCTGCTCGCGCTGCACGATCCTCGCCGGCAAGTTCTACCGCTGGAACCAGGGGTTCGACCGTCACCCGAAATGCGACTGCATCCACCTGCCGAGCGTGCAGGCGAAGGCGGCCGGCCTGGTCCAGAACCCGCGGAAGCTGTTCGATGGCCTGTCCCGGGCCGAGCAGGACCGGGTCTACACCAGGGCCGGCGCTCAGGCCATTCGCGACGGCGCCGACATGGGCCAGGTGGTCAACGCCCGCAAGGGCATGTACACCGCCGGCGGACAGAAGTTGACGCGCGCCGGCGGCCGGCAGCGCCCCCGGCTGATGCCGGAAGAGATCTATCGGCAGGCCGGCGGCGATCGCGAGAAGGCGATCGCCCTGCTCCGTCAGCACGGCTACATCTCCGGCTCGCCGTCCCGGGTCATCCGGGACCGTCCCGAGCCGACGCTCGCGGACCGGGTCGCTGCTGGCGTCAAGGACCGCCAGCGCCTCGGTGGTGGCGTCATGGCCGACACCGAGCTGGTCACCCTCGCCGACGGCACCCGCGCGGTGTTCAAGCGCGCCAAGGACTCCTCAGGCATCCCGGCGATCGACCAGCAGGACGCCGAGGAGTTGGGCGCGCTCGTCGCCCGGGCGGTCGGTCTGCGGGCACCGGTGGTGTATCGCGCCTCGGTCACCGAGGTGTACATGTCACACCTGCCCGGGACCATCGCCGACGAGTTCGACGACGCGACTCTGGCCGCACTGCGGGCGAGCGACGAGGGGCGCCGGCTGGGGCTGGCCGACCTGCTGATGGGCAACACCGACCGCAACGGCGGCAACCTGCTCATCGACGGCGACCGGATCGGTGCTATCGACCACGGGTCGGCGTTCCAGTGGCACCACGAGTACAACCCGCCCGGCCGCCCGCCACAGTTCCGCGACACCTGGTGGTCGGATTACGGGTCGTCGTCGACCGGCACGTGGCGGACCAACCCGCTGTCGCCGGCCGACATCGACCTTCTCCGGCGCCGCCTGGGCGAACTGGAGGCCGAGTTCGCGCGGCTGCACCGGCAGGACTGGTTCGCCGCGATGATGGCCCGGCTGGATGCACTTGAGCAGCATGCCGGCGGAACTGGCAGGCTGGTCACATGACCATCGAGTACGTCTCCGTCGGCTCAGGCGCGGTGCTCGATCGGATCACCCTGGTCGACGGCGAACTGACCTACGAGACCGGCAAGGCCCGGTCGATGGTCGAGAACCGGATGGTCCGCGGCGAGACGCCGGAGGCCATCATCGAGAGCCTTCGCTCATGGAGTAACGGCTACGTCCTGACCCGCGAGTCGGAGTAGCACTTCGCTGACCACTCCCCGCCCCGGGGAGGTTTGCGCCACGGCCGGCGCTCAACGGCCGGAGCACCAGCCGACGGGCTCACGGAGGAAACAACCATGTCCGAAGAGGACACCAGCACCGACACCGACTCGACCGCCGACGCGACCACTCAGGCCGCAGGCAAGACCTTCACCCAGGCCGACCTCGACCGCATCGTGGCGGACCGGGTGGCGCGGGAACGGGCGAAGTATGCCGACTACGGCGACCTGAAGAAGAAGGCCGCCGCGGCGATGACCGAGCAGGAGCGCGCCGTCGCCGAGGCCGAGCAGCGCGGTCGATCCGCTGCTCTCAGCGAGAGCGGCGCCCGACTCGTCAAGGCCGAGTTCCGCGCGGCCGCCGCCGGCCGCCTGGACAAGGATGCGCTCGCCGCCTACCTCGAGGACGTCGACCTGAAGAAGTTCGTCGGCGACGACGGTGAGCCCGACACCAAGGCGATCGAGGCCCGCATCGCCAAACTCGCCGGCAGCCAGAAGGCCACCGACTTCGACGGTGGCGCCCGCACACCGGCCGGGAAGCCGGCCAACATGAACGACCTGATCCGGCGCCACGCCGGCGTCCAGGTCTGATCCAGCAGCACCCGGCACGCCGCGGGGAGAGCTGCTCGTAGAAACCAGGAGGACCCGTGGCGTACAACAACCTGGTCAGCCGTACCGACGCCGGTGCGCTGATTCCCGAGGAAGTCTCGCGGGAAATGCTCAAGCGGGCGACGGATGACTCCGCCACCCTGCGCCTGTTCCGCCGGGTGCCGGTGGCCCGCAACCAGACCCGGTTCCCGGTGCTGTCCGCGCTGCCGGTGGCGTACTTCGTCAACGGTGACACCGGCCTGAAGCAGACCTCCGAGGTCAACTGGACGAACAAGTACCTCAACATCGAGGAGATCGCCTCGATCATCCCGGTGCCGGACAACGTCGTCGCCGACGTCGAGGTGGACATCTGGGACGAGATGATGCCCCACCTGGTGGAGGCGTTCTACCGCACCCTCGATGCGGCCGTGTTCTTCGGCACCAACGCGCCGTCCTCGTGGCCCACCGCGATTTCCACCGCCGCCAACTCGGCCGGCAACAGCAACACCATCGCCAACACCGCCGCCCAGGGCGGATTCCTCGGCGACATCGACGACACGTTGGCGCTCCTGGAGGCCGACGGCTACGACGTCACCGGCTACGTCGCCAACCGGACCGTCCGGGCGTCGCTGCGGTCCGCGCGGGCCAGCGACGGCCAGCTGCTCGACAATGGCCGGCTGACCGGCAACCTGTCCGAACTGGATGGTGTGCCGATCGTCTACCCGATGCGGGGCCTGTGGCCGACCGGTTCGGGCGTGCCGGTCCTGTTCGCCGGCGACTGGAGCAACTTCGTCGTCGGTGTCAGGCAGGACATCACCATGAAGGTGCTGGACCAGGCCGTGATCCAGGACAACACCGGCACGATCATCTACAACCTCGCCCAGCAGGACATGACCGCGCTGCGCGTGACGTTCCGCGTGGGCTGGCAGGTCGCCAACCTCATCAACTACGACCAGTCGACCGAGGCGAACCGGTACCCGGTGGCCCGGCTCGTGACTGCCTGATCGGAGACGTGACAGATGACCGCGCCCTTCGGCCGCTCCGTACAGATGGTCGTCGCCCCCGAGGCGACCGCCGGCAACTCGCGTAACACCAACATCCACGTCGTCCAGTCGGCCGGCACCGTCAGTGCCGTGACGTACTCGACGGTCACCGCGATCACCGGCGCGAACACCAACACCCGCTCCGTCAGCCTGGTCAACAAGGGCCAGTCCGGCGCCGGCTCCACGGTGATCGCCACGCTCCAGTTCAACTCGGGCGTGAACACCGTGGCCAGCGACGAGACCACCATCACCCTGTCTGGCACGGCGGCGAACCTCAACGTGGCCGCCGGTGACGTCTTGCAGTGGCAGTCGACCGCCGTGGGTACTGGTATCGCAGACCCCGGCGGCCTGGTGAACGTCACCATCGCCGCCACCTACGCCTAGGAGGAACCATGGCGCGCAACGACGGCGGCAACGCCACCAGCCCGAGCAAGACCACCGAGCCGGCACCGTCCACCCGGGACACCGGCTCGGCCGAGGTTCAGGAGAAGGTCGACGCCGAGCAGGAGCGCGGCTTCCGCGGCGTTGAGGTCGACCCGACCCCGAACGAGAACTACACCGTCGCCGGCGTGACCTCCGGGGCGCCGACCCCGGAGACCGACCTGGCCGCGGCCGAGGAAGCCCGCAAGGCGCAGGCGGACGCGGCCAACAAGGCCACGGGCGTCGGCGAGCGCTGAGAAAGACGAGCGGAGGCGAGGTCTGAATGGCCGACCAACTGGCGACGCCCTCAGACCTCGCCTCCGCGCTGCAATCCGACCTGGACGCCTCGACGGCCAACCTCCTACTGGAGTGCGCGACCGCGGTGGTCCAGGCGATCGTCGGCCAGCGCATCGTCCAGGTGACCGAGACGGTGACGCTGTACCTCGACGGCTACGACGGCGGGCCGTACCTGCCGTTGCCGGAGCGCCCGGTCACTGCGGTGTCGTCGGCGATGATCGGCGCGACCGCGGTGACCGACTACTCGGCCCAACTCGCCCGGGCCCGGCTGTGGCGCGCGCTGGGCTGGCGGTCGACCCTGACCGCCTATCCCGATCAGCCATCCACCGTGACGGTGGCCTACACCCACGGGTACCCGGCCGGCCACCAGAAGCTCCAGCTCGCCCGCTCTGCCGTGCTCGGCCTGGCGATGGGCGCGTACAGCAACCCATCCGGCGCCGTCCGCGAGCAGATCGACGACTACTCGGTGGCGTTCGAGGCGATGCATGCCCGGATGGAGGCGTCGCCGTTCCTTCGAGGTGCGTTGCGCGCTCAGTACGGCCTACCGCCGGGATCGGTGCGGCTGACCGTGGCCGGCGGCGCACCGTTGGCCTACGACCAGCGAGTCTGAGGAGAGGCGATGGGCACGCCGATCGACCTGGAGAAGATGCGCTCGATCAGCGTCGGGCGCCGCACCCGCGACACGGTGGTGGAGGGTCGTCGCCCGGACGGCGCGCGGTACAAGGCCACCACCGACGAGCTGGGCAACACCGTCACCGAGCACGCCAAGGGCGATCGGCAGGACGTCCACATCCGGGCGCCACACCTCACGGTGAAGGCCGCCCCAATCACCAAGGAGACCCGATGACCGACGAGGTCGACGCGGCCCTCTACGACGCGATGGCCGCCAAGGAGACCTACCGGGAGACCGGCTCCTTGGAGGACAAGGCCGCCCACCGGAGCGCTGCCGAGGAGCTGCGGTACGCCCGCTGGGTCGCCCGCGGCGGTCCGCAGGCTGAGGCCGAGGCACTCGACGCCGGCACGCTCGGTGCACCGAGCGAGTTCTACTTCCGCTGGCAGAACGAGAACGGGAGCTGATCCATGGCCGTCACCGCCTCTGGGCTGTATGTCGCGACGTTCGTGGACGTCCTGGACACCACCCAGCTCGCGCTGGACCTGGACCTGGAGACCCACAAGGGCGCCCTGTTCAGCAACAGCATCACCCCCGACTTCACGAACGACACTGCGTACGGCGCGGCACCGTACAACGCCAACGAAGTCACCGGCACCAACTGGCCCGCCGGCGGCGTGGCGCTGACCGGCACCACCGTGACAGGCGCCAGCGGCACCCTGACCTTCGATGCCACCGACGTCAGCGTGGCCAGCACCACCCTGTCGAACGCCCGGTGCTACCTGCTCTACGCGGACGCCCTGGCGGGCAACAACGCGATCGTGCTGGTGAACTTCGGCGCCGACTACTCCACGTCGAACGGCACCTTCGCCATCACGTGGAACGCAAGCGGCATCTTCACCGTCGACCTGACCCCGTAGGAGGGACGCCGCCGTGGCCATCGGTCGCACCATCACGCAGGCCGAGCTGAACAACGTGGCCGGCGCCATCGGGACCTCGCTGTGGGCGGTGATGGATAACATCGCCAAGGCGAAGGCGGTTGTCGACGACTACACCGCTCAGCAGCTCGTCGACAACTTCGGCTTCACGCTGGCCGACGCCAACGATCTGAAGACCGCCTACGCGGACATGGGCCAACTCGTCGACATCTTCCGCGGCCAGGCGGCGCTCGCGGTTGCGAAGAACTTCCGGCCCAGCACCCGCAAGCTGCTCGGCACCGGCCTGTACTGACCGGCGAGAGGCGGTAGCAGCCGATGGCCACGCCGCCCACGTTCGTCACCGAGGTCGAGGGCGCCAGCTGGGACACCAATACCAGCCCCAAGACGGCTTCCGTCACCACGCAGGTCGGCGATGTCCTCGTCGTTGTCGGGATGACGGAGGATTCCTCCTGCACCCTGTCAACGCCGACCGGCGGGAGCCTGACCTACACCCTGCGCCAGAGCGTCGTGGTGTCCAACTACAGCACCGCCTACGTCTGGACCGCCACCGCCGACAGTTCGGCCACGTTCGACGTGTCGGTCACCTCGACTGGCGGCCTGAAGTATGGCATCACGGTGTACCAGTACCGCGGCTCCGATGGCGTCGGCAACAGCGCGAAGACGAACGTCTCGTCGGGGGCCCCGTCGCTGGCACTGACGACCGCCCACGACAACTCGGCGATCGTCGTCGGCAACGCGGACTGGAACGCCAGCGACGGGGCGTCCCGCACCTGGCGGACGGTCAACGGCGTCACTCCGACCGCCGGCAACAGCCTGGAGAGGCTGTACTTCCGTAACAGCGCCAACTACGCCGTCTACTCGGCGTACTGGTCCGACGCGGGTGCCGCAGGATCGAAGACCACCGGACTCTCGGCGCCGAGTGGCCAGAAGTATGCGATCGTCGCCGTCGAGATTCGCGGTACCGCGGGCAGCAGCGGGGCGACCGTCACGCCCGGAGTTGTCGCTGCGGCTGCGACGGTACCGTCGCCCACGCCGAGCGGCGGCGCCACGGTCACTCCAGCGACGGTCGCTGGTGTTGCGACGGTCCCGGCACCCGCCTTGTCGACCGGCTCGCGCCCCACGCCAGCCGTCGCGGCCGCAGTCGCGGCAACGCCAGCACCGGCCCTGTCGACCGGCTCGACCATCGCCCCGTCCACCGTCACTGCGGTTTCGGCTATCCCCGCGACCGTCCCCACGTCGTCGGCGCAGATCGCGCCCGCCGCCGTTGCGGCAGTCGCAGGGGTCCTGTCGCCGTCGGTCGCAACCGGTTCTACGGCCGGGCCGGCTGCGGTCGCCGCGACTGCGGCTGTTCCAGGCGGTACTCCATCCACCGGGTCCACGCTGGCGCCTGGCCTGGTCGCAGCCATAGCGGCGGTCCCAGTTCCTGCCGTATCGGCGGGTGGCGCCGCGAACGTCGCAGCCGCCACGGTAGCCACCACCGCGGCGGTCCCGTCGCCGACGGCCTCCGGCTCGGCATCTGTTGCCCCAGCGTCCGTCAGCGCCACGGTCGCCGTCCCCACGCCAACTGTCTCGGCCGGCTCCAGGGCGACGCCGGCCACGGCAGCAGTCGTGGCATCCGTCCCGCTCCCGGTCCTATCGACCGGCTCACTGGTCTCTGCCGGCCCGGTCACCGCGACGAGCGCCGTCGGCGCGGCGTCTGCCAGCGGTAGTGCCACCTTCACGGCCACCTCTGTTGTGGCTGTGGCCGCGGTACCGGCCGCCACTGTCGTGGTTCCGACCGGGGCCACGGTCGTCGCCGAGACGGTCACCGCCGTCGCGAGCATCGGCGCCGTGACCGTGTCCACCGGCGGCGTCATTCCGAGGCCCAACACCGGCACCGTCGGTCGCCCGGATACCGGGCGGATTACGAGGCCCTACACCGGGACCGTCCTGCGACCCTGACGACGAGGAGGTGGCCATGTCCGCCGCTTCCGTCCTCGCCCGCGGCCGCTCGGCCGCCCAGGCGCTGATGGTGGATACCTGCACGATCCGCCACCAAGTCAGCACCAGCACGTCGCCGCTCGACGGCCACACCTACCCGCAATACGAGACCGTCTACAGCGGACAGTGCCGGGTCCAGCAGGCGCTCGCCCAGGGCGCCCGGGTCGAGGCCGGCGAGGTCGAGCCGGTGCTGCTGCGACTGGAGGTCCAGCTGCCGGTCGTCGGCACCGAGGGCCTGGAGCGCGGGGACCTGGTGACCATCACCACCTGCGTCCACGACGCCGACCTGGTCGACCGCGAGTTCCGCATCCGCGACCTGCACCACAAGACGCACGCCACCGCCCGGCGGATCCAGGTCGAGGAGGTCACCTGATGGCCGAGTTCGAGCTGACCGTGACTGGACTGGACGAGCTGATCCACGCCATGAACCGGGTCGAGCGTCGGCTGTCGAAGGGCGCCGACGCCGTGGTGCGCCGTGGCGCGCTGAACATCAAGAAGGACTGGGCCCGTCGCTGGTCCGGCCTGGCGCACGCGCCGGCTGTCCCGCGGGCCATTTCGTACGACGTGGACTCCTCGGCCGCCGAGGTGTGCGCGGAGATCGGCGCGGACAAGCAGCGCCGTCAGGGTGCGCTCGGCAACATCCTGGAGTTCGGCACGGTCAAGAACGCGCCGATCCCGGCCGGGATGCCGGCCCTGGCTGCCGAGGAACCGCGGTTCGTCCGGGCGCTCGTCGAGGTCGCCGAGAACGTGCTGGACCCCGGCGGTGTCTGACCTCCTCGACGAGCAGCTGGTCAACGCCGGCCTGGCCCTGCTGCGCGCCGACGCCGGCCTGACCGTCTACCCGGACGTGAACGGCGAGACGCCGGATGCCCCGCCGCCACCGTACGTCCGGGTCTACGCATACATCGAGCGCCCGGTCGACGCGGGCGAGAACAACCTGGGCGGAACGTCGGGAAGCTGGACGGTCCGCTGGATCGCGCACTGCGTCGGCGCCAATGAAATCGCGGCCCGGGCGGTAGCGATGCGGGTCCGCGCCGCCTGGCTTGATGTCCGACCCACTGTGGCCGGCCGGGTGTGTGGCCTCATCCGTTACGACGGGTCGCAGCCACCGCGCCGCGACAACGACCTGGGCTACCAGGTGCTCGACCAGATCGAGATGTACCGGCTCACTTCGACGCCGGCCTGATTCACCCAGCAATCCCCGCCACGGCGGACCTCCCACCACGAAAGGGGGCGCCGCGATGGCGGCCGTCACCACACAATCCCTCAGCTCGGCGGCGCTGACCACGCCGACGCCGATTACTCCATCCGCGAGCGACACGATCAACGAGTCGCAGCTCGGCGTGACCGGCGCCATTCTGCGGGTCATCACGACCGGCACCGCGACCAACGTGTCCATCGTGGACGCCAACCTGTCGCGGCTCGGCAACGTCGGCACGTCAGCATCGCTCGCGGCCCCGGCGACCGGCTCGCGCATGCTGTTGATCCCGCGCGCGGCGCTCAACGACGCCACCGGCAACGTCACCGTGACGTTCAGCGGCGCGCTGACCGGCGTGACGTACGAGCTGTACCGGGTGTGAGCCGGATGCACTACGCGGTCATCCGCCACCCCGACGTGGCCACTCCCGGGGTCTGCCCGGAGACGTCCATCGAGCACCACCGCGGCCTCGGCTGGCGTCGGGTCTCCGCATGGACGACCGAACCGGACCGGCTGGTCCTCAACGACTTCGGCCCGGACCTGCCCGATCTGGACCTGGCGCCCGAGCCCGAGCCGGAGCCCGCCGCCGACATGCCCACCCGCAAGCCCGCAAAGGAGAGTGCCTGATGGCTGTGGTCATCATCGACGGTCGGGTGAAGGTCACGTTCGCCACGGCCTGCGCCAATGTCGACGCACCCACGGTCGCCGAGGCGAATGCCGGCACCGCGTTGCAGGACGACATCACCCCGGATGGTCTCGACATCAGCCCGGCCACGGGCAAGGTCGACATCTCCAACCTGGGGTCGAAGCAGTACGCCGACAAGGCCGGCCGGGTCCGGTTCGACATCAGCATCAAGTTCCACCACCGCTCACCGACCGACGTGCCGTACAACCTGCTGCCCTACAACACGGACGGCTTTCTGTTCGTGCGCCGCGGCGTAGACGCCACCACCGCGTGGGCCGCCGGCGACAAGCTGGAGGTCTACCCGGTCAACACGGGTGAAGCGATGCAGGAGAAGCCGACTCCGGACGGCGTGTGGGACTTCACGAGCCCGATGTTCGTGTCCTCGCGCGCGAGCACCCGGGCGGTCATGGCCTGATGGCCAGAACGTTCGAAGAGATCAAGGCCAAGGCGAGCCGACCGGCGACGGTCGTCTCGCTCTGTCTCGACGGCGCGGCCCTCGGCGAGATCAGGGCGCTGGAGCGCCAGCTCGCCGAGGCGCCGCTGCCCACAAACCTGGGCGAGCGCAACCCGGCCACTGTCATCGCCGAGCAGATCCAGGCCGTCCAGGCCCGGGTCGCGGAGTCCATGGTCGACTTTCACCTGCGCGCGGTCCGTGGTGTCGACTGGGTTCCGTTCTGGGAGACGCGGCCAACGCCGGCCGAGGGTGAGTCGGCGGAAGAGTTCAACGCTCGCTGGTTCCCGTTCGTGTGCCAGATCGTGTCGTTGACCTGCGTCGATCCAGTGATGACGCCGGAGCAGGTGGTCGAGCTGGTGGACGACCTGCCGATGGACTCATGGCTGGAGCTGTCCGAGGCGGCCTGGGCCCTGAACACGAACAAGGTGAGCGTCCCTTTCTCCGCGGCCGTCTCCGCGCTGAGCCAGATTTCCGGCGAGACGTCGAGGCGGCCGTCCGAGTCGGGGTCCCGCTCACCGTCTTCCGCGGCGCGGAAACCCGCGAAGAAACCACGCACTACGGCCAAGACGGCGAAGTCACCGGCCACTCCGTAACGGTCCGCGATCCACTGTGGACCGACGAGGACCGGGTGGCGGTGCTGGCCCTGCTGGCCGAAGAGGCTGAAACCTGCCAGGGCTGCGGCTATCCGATGTCGGAATGCCGCGACCCCAGCACTGAGCGGCAGTGGCGCGTCGAGACGTCGGTGTGCCACCCCGGCGTCATCATCGAGGCCACCCAGGAGAACCTGGCCGAGGAGAAGCCCCGCCGTCGAGGGCTGCACGTGTACGCCGTCCGCTCCACCACCTGACCGAGCGGGGGTGCCGTGGCCGACCGTACCGTCTCGGTGGCGCTCATCGCGAAGATGCAGGGCTACACCCGTCCGATGCGCGACGGCGTGGCCGCCAACAAGGAGTTCGGCGGGTCGCTGGACAAGGTTCGACGGGAGAGTCAGTCCGGGTTCCGGGAAATGTCGGTGGGCGCCGCGGCCGTCGGTGTCGCCCTGGCCGGCCTCGTCGGCTGGGCGCTCAAGACGAGCATGGCCTTCGACAAGCAGATGTCGGAGGTCCAGGCCGTCACCGGTGCGACCGCCGATGAGCTGAAGGAACTCCGCGAGGCCGCACTCGAGGCCGGCAAGAGCACGGTGTTCAGCGCCACCGAGGCAGCCAAGGCGCAGGCGGAACTCGCCAAGGCCGGCCTCACCTCAGCGCAGATCCTCGGCGGCGGCCTGTCCGGCGCCCTGTCGCTGGCGGCGGCCGGATCCCTGGACCTGGCTGAGGCGGCCGACATCGCGGCGAAGACGATGAACGTCTTCAACCTGGAAGCCGGCGCGGTCGGGCACATCGCCGACATGCTCGCCGGCGCGGCAAACGCGACCGCGACCGACGTTCACGAGATGGGCGAGGCCCTGCGGATGGGCGGCCTCGCGGCCAACGCCGCGGGCATGTCCATGGATGACACCGTGGTGGTCCTGGGCGCGTTCGCCGACAGCGCGCTGGTTGGGTCGGATGCCGGAACGTCGCTGAAGGTCATGCTTCAGATGCTGGCCAACCCCACCGAGAAGTCGTCGAAGCTCATGCGGGAGCTGGGCATCGACGTGTACGACGCCGCCGGCAACTTCGTCGGTGCGTCGAAGCTCTCCGCAATCCTGCGGGAGAAGCTCGGCGGCCTGACCCAGGAGCAGCGCAACGCCGCGCTGGCGACAATCTTCGGCGCTGACGCCATGCGGGCCGCGAACGTCCTCTATGGACTCGGCGCCGAGGGCCTGGCGAAGTACAACGAGAAGATCAACGCCCAGGCGAACGCCGCCCAGACCGCCGCCATCAAAACGGACAACTTGGCCGGCGATGTCGAGCGACTCAAGGGCAGCCTCGAGACCCTGGCCATTGAAGCCTCCGAAGGCGCCAACGGCGGCCTGCGCTTCCTGGTCCAGGCCCTCGACTCCCTGGTGTCCTGGTTCGGCGACCTACCCGGGCCGGTACAGACCGCAATCACCGTGCTGGCCGGGGTGTCGGGCGCGAGCCTGCTCGTCGTGGCCGGCATGCTGAAAATCCGCAGCACCGTCGGCGACGCCCTCCAGGCGCTGCGCGACATGGGCCCGGCCGGCGAGACGGCCGCGAAGGGTATCGGCAAGTTCGGCAAGGCTCTCGGCGCCGTCACCGTGCTCGGCGCCGGGTTCCTTGCGGCGAAAGAGTTCTTCGAGTGGCTGTCGGAAAAGATGGGACCGATCCGCCGCGACGCCGACGCGATGGGCCGGTCACTGACCGACCTTGCGACCACCGGCCGGCTGACCGGCGAGATGGCCAAGGTGTTCGGCGAGAACTGGTCCCGGCTGGCCGGCGCGATCTCTGCCACTGACCTCGACGCCGCGGGGCTGCGTGAGTTCGATGCGGCCGCCGCAAGCGCGGCCAACAGCCAGCAGCACCTGCTGGAGGGCAGCATCGCTGCCAGCGAGCAGGCTGACCGCAACCACGTCACGGCCGAGCAGTTCAAGTCCGACATGGTGGCAGTCGACTCCGCGCTGAAGGCGATGGTGGAGGGTGGCGGCGCGACCCAGGCCGCCATGGCCTACAACCTCATCCGTGAGCAGTGGGTCGCGACCGGGGCTCCGCTGTCGCGACTGAACGAGCTGCTGCCGCAGTACAACACCGCTACCGCCAACGCTAAGGCCGCAACGGCCGGCGCGGCCAAAGGGTTCGGGGACGCGGCATCGAACGCGCGCACACTGGCCGACGGCCTCCAGGGCGCCGTCGACAAGGGCCAGTCCCTGCTGGACATCTTCAACCAACTCAACGGGGCGCAGCTCGGCCTCAGCGAGGCGAACATCAAGGCTGAGGCCAGTCTGGACAACTGGACCGAGGCGATGAAGGAATCCAGCGGCTCGATGGACATCAACACCGAGGCGGGCCGAAAGGCTCGCTCGGGGCTGAACGACATCGCCCGCAGCGCCGCCGAAGTAGCGCAGAAGACGTACGAGCAGACGGACTCGACCGCCGAGGCCAAGCGGGCGTACGACGCCTATATCAAGAAGGTCAAGGACGCCGTCGTCGGCACCGATGGCCACAAGCAGGCCGTGCACCGGCTCATCGATGAAGTCACCAAGATGCCGCAGTTGAAGACCACCACCGTCACGGTCAAGGTCAACGCTGGTGCGCTCAATGCCCTGGAAGCTCGGCTGAGTAAGTACGACGACACCAATATTGGCTGGAAGGGTGCCACCGGCGGTCCGAGCGGCAAGGGCATGCAGCGGGCGTCCGGCGGGCCGGTCAACATGGGCCAGACGACGCGGATCAACGAGCGGGGCGAGGAGTTCCTGACCGCCAGCCGTCACATGTACGTCAACCCGGCCGGCAGTGGGGGCGGGCCGATCGTCGTGACCATCCCGGTAACGCTGATCGACCCGATGACTGGTGCCGCGACCCGCAAGGCGCTCATCACCGAGGCGGTCAACCGCGGCAAGCCGCAAGCCGCAGTCGCGGCGGCGTACCCGTGAGCAACGACGCGACGCCGTGGGGCTCGTTCGTCTTCGTCGAGGTGTCCTCCGCTGACCCAGACTCCGAGGCCCCGGTGTGGATCGACCTCTCCGACCGCGTCCGCGCGGTGTCGGGCTTGGAGACTGCCGGCGGCCGGCAGAACGAACTCGTCGCCGGGGAGCCTCGGCGGCTTCAGCTCGTGCTGCTGAACCGGGACGGCGCGCTCACCTCCGGCAACTCCAGCTCGCCGTATTACCCGTGGTGGAAGCAGGGCCGGCGCATCCGGGTCCGCGAGGTGATCGGGGCCCGGGCCTTCGACCTGTTCGACGGGCACATCGAGGCACCGGTGGAGATGGCCGTCACGCAAGAGGTCGGCGACACCGACTCGGACGTCACCGTGATGGTCGCGGCGGTCGACCTGCTCGGCCGACTGGAGAACGGGCGGACGTTCATCTCCACCTTGGCCGAGCACATCCTGTATCACGGCGGCGATGACCTGGTGTACTACTGGCCTCTCGATAACCTGCCGCCGGTGGTTAATCAGGCGTCCGGGGACGCAACCGCGCTTCGGTCGTTGCGGGTCGCTCCTCGCCAGACTCCCGACCCGAGCGTTGAGTCGGGGGCCATCGTCGGCGGCGACGACCTGCCTGGCTGCCTGCGGTTCGGCGATGGCGCCACAGGAATGGTCGGCCTGGTCGGCGACGCTATCGGCGACGGCGAGACTCTGACCATCGTCGCGTGGCTCAAGCCGGACTTGTCAAACGTCGGCTCCCTGGTGCTGCCGATCTCCGCTTCGATCGACGAGACCGGCCCAGTCGACACCTGCGCCCTCCATGTGCGGTTCGACGACATCGCCATGACGTGGACGGCGTTTGTCGGCGGGGCGCTGTTCGGATCCGTCGCGTCGACCATCCGGGTGGTCGACAATAAGGCCACACTGTTGGCGATCCGTTACACGCCGTCCACTGCGGGCCTGGAGCTGTGGGTTGACGATCAGGCCGAGTCGACAACGCTGGTCGGGAGCCCGCCCGGCACGTCCGAGCTTCGGATGGTGAGCTGCCCGGCCAGCCAAACGCCGCCGGGCTACATGGGCCTCATGGCCCACGCCCAGGTATACATCGGTTCCTCGTGGGGCCACGACGAGTTCCTGGCCCAGCGAGAGGTGGGCATTGGCGGACTGGCAGGTCAGGCCACCGGCGAGCGAGTGTCCACTGTCGCCAACTTCGCTGGCGTGCCAGCGGGGCGCCGCGATATTGACCCGGGGGTTACTGCGATGGCCCAGGCCAGACTTGCGGGCCGTAAGCCCACCGATCTGTTCGCCGAGGCCGTCGCAACCGAGCAGGGTCGCCTCATCGTGTCTGGCGACGGCCGGCTCACCTTCCACGATCGCCGCAGGCTCTACAACATCTGAGGAGGGCGCGTGGCGATCGCCGATGCGAGCCAGCTCATCGCCGGCTACATCCCGTACCCCGCCGACCTGAACAAGGACGCCGTCACCGCTGAGGCGGCCGGCATCTGGCACTCCACCTGGTACCAGGCCGGAGTGCCCGGCGCTGGCGCCGCGCCGGGTGGCGGCCTCAACGGCGCGACGTTCAGCGGCACGGTCAGCGGCCAGATCGCAGTACCGGCCGCTGTCGCCGGGCGGCAGATCTACCTCGCTCGCCTGGAGGCTAGCCAGGCCGGCAACGTTGGCGCACTGGCCATCGTGGACCGGTTATGGGGCAACGTCCCCGTGGTCACCACCACCGGCGCGCAGGCGATTACCTCGCCCACCTGGCCGGCCCGGGATGCCAGCGCCACCACCCTCGGCGAGCGCGTCATGCTGGCGCTGGAGTGCTCGGCAGCAACCGGCAACGGTGGCGCCATCACCAACACCACCGTGTCGTACACCAACAGTGCTGGCACGTCCGGTCGGACCGCGACGCTCACCTCGTTCCCGGCGACGGCGGCCGTTGGTACCTGGGTCCAGCTCAACCTCGCCGCCGGCGACACCGGTGTCCGGTCGGTGCAGTCCATCACGCTTGGGACCTCGTATGTGTCCGGCGCGATTCACCTCGTGGCGTTCCGGCTCGTGGCCCGGATGCCGATGCCGACCGCCAACACTGGCACCGATCGGGGGCCGTTCGACCTCGCCCTTCCGTCAGTGTGGGACTCAAGCGTGCTCGGCGCCCTGGTCCTGCCGCAGGCGACCGCGGTCGGAGCGCTGACCGGCTCCGTCGCGTACGCGCAGTACTGAGATGGCGAATCCGACGAGCGGACTGGGCCGGCACCTACGCCTATCGCCCCGGGCCGCGTGGATGTTTCCAGCGCCGCACGGGTCAGCGGTCGAGGCGATCTGGACGGACCTATACTTCGGCGGCACACCGCCAGCGCCAGTGCAGATCCCCTACACATGGATCTCACCGCCACATCAGCGGCGCCCAGACAAGCCGTTCACGGTGGCCGCCGTCACTGCGGCCGACGGCACGGTCGTGCGAGCCATCGACCGTGCCGCCCGGGCCGAGCACGGAGAAAACACGCTCTCCGTGACAATCGCGGCGTCCAGTGTCGCAGAAGCACCAGCCCTTGCGCAGTACGTGCTGGACTTCTACGCCCAGCCTGGCGCGGTGCCCCGGCAGCGCGCCTCGCTCGTCGTGCTCATCCTCAACGGGAGGACGCCGACGGAGCAGTGGCGCATCCTCGACGTCACAGAGGGCCGCCGCATTCAGATCACCGACGTTCCCTCGTCGTGGCCGGACGGGTTCGAACACCAGGTCGTCGAGGGCGTGCGCCACATTCTCGACGACCAGGAGCGACGGGTGGAGTGGATGACCTCTCCGGTGATCGGCTCAACTCCAGGCGAGGCCGGGCCGTGGTTCCGACTGGATAGCTCGCGCCTCGGCGGTTCCGACGTGGTCCCATTCTGAGAGGGGGCTCGTGTGGTCGTTCCGTCCACTAAGGACTTCGGCTCCGGCGTGCTGACGTCGAGCGAACTCAACACCTACATTCGTGACCCCATCAAGTGGGGCCTTGAGGACCGGCCACATTTCGTCGGGCGGTCCACTGTGGCGCAGTCGATTCCGAACAACACGTGGACGCCGCTGCTTCTGGAGATCGAGGACGACGACAACCGCGACGGGCACTCCACCACCACCAACACGAGCCGGTACACGATGCCCGAGTCCGGCTGGTACGACCTCGCCGGCTCGGCGTCGTTTGCGAGCAACGCCACCGGGTTCCGGGGCGTGGCATTCATCATCAACGGCTCTATCACCAACTTCTACTGGCCGACACAGGTACCGCCCGTCAATGGCAACGTCACCGCGCTGTCGATCGCTGGCGACCAGTACTTCACCGCGGGCGACTACGTCGAGGTCGCGGCGTACCAGAACAGCGGCGCCGGCCTCAACACCAACACTGCCGGGTCAGTCACGCCGCGGCTGGCTGTGACGTGGAAGAGGAAGGCTTGACCATGTGGCAGGAGATCGGCGACGGCCGGTGGACGTGGACCGGCGACGACGAGCGACACCTGCTCCTGCACGACGGTGACCGGCTGGTGGAGCTGCACGACCGGACGGCGCACGTCTACACCGCAGGCGAGGTCGATCGGGCGTCGCCGCTGGACCGGGCCGTGCATCGGCGGACGGTCGCCGTGGACCTGGACGCCGTGGACGACGGCAAGGTGTGGTTGGCCATGGCCGCGTACGGCGAGGGCTGACCGATGCGCGTCCTCTGGCTCGCCGACGTTCTCCGCGCGGCCGGCTGCGCGGTGGTCGAGCATGCCGGCTGGCAGACCCGCGGCTGGGAGCCGTGGGAGCCGCAGTGCGGCATCGTCCACGCCACCGCCGCCCCGCGGACTCAGCCGGACGCGACGCAGGTCGCGATCGTCCGGGATGGGCGATCGGACCTGGAGGGGCCGATCGCCAACGCGACCGTGACCCGCGACGGCACCTGGCACGTCCTCGCGTCGGGCCGCTGCAACACCACGCTGGCCGGGTACGACGGCACGCCGTTCGCCGGCTACGGCAACCAGCGCTGCCTCGGCATCGAGGCGTGCAACGACAACGTCTCCGAACCGTGGCCGGCCGTCCAGTACGAGGCGTACGCCCGCGGCTGGGCGGCGATCTGCCGCCGGCTCGGCTGGAGCTCGGGCCGGCTGGTCGGGCACAAGGAGCACACCCCGGGCCGGAAGACCGACCCGACGTTCGACATGGGCCAGTTCCGCGCCCGGGTGGGTGCGTACCTGGCCGGAAAGGTGGAGGACATGGCGGTGGAGCTGGAACCCCGGCAGGCCGGGGCACTCACCGTGGCGTACCAGGCCGGACACGCCCTGATCCACGGCGGCGCCCGGACGGTCCCGGGCGGGACGGACAAGGGCGGCGCCCCGGTGTGGATCGTCGGCCAGGTGGCCGCGCTCCGGGCGGAGTTGGCCGCGCTGACCGCGGTCGTCGCCAGCCTGGCCCGGGCGGTCGAGGCCGGCGGCGGCTCGGTCGACACGGCCGCGATCCTCGCCGGGGTCGACGAGCGCCTGGCGGCGCTGCGGGCCGAGCTACCGGAGGCGGTCGCGGACGAGGCCGCCGACGAGCTGGCCGCTCGGCTGGCCGGCTGACCCGGTGCTGTCCCAGAGGCGTCGCGTCGCCCGGGTGGTCGGGTACGGCCTGTTCGGCCTCGCTGGCGCGGCCGCGATCGTCTGGCCGGCCCCCTCGGTGGAGTCCGCGACCGGCTGGCTGGTCTACGTCTGGGCGGCCTGGCTCGCCATCGGCGGCACCCTCGCCGGGGCCGGCGCGGTGACGGACCGGTGGTTGGGCGAGTACGCCGGCCTGCCGCTGCTGTCGAGCGCCTTTGGTGTCTACGCCGTCGTCATCGCGTCCAACGGCCGATTGTCGTCGGCCGCCGGAGCCCTCGCCCTAGCGGCGATCGCGGCCGTGCTCTTCGCCCGCTGGCAGGACATCGGGGTCCTACGCAAGGAGGCGACGGCGCGCGCCCGCCGACTGGGCGGGGGGTGAGCCGAGGTGGACATCGCCACGGTCGTCGGGATGCTTCTCGGCACCGGCGGCACACTGTTCGTCGCTGCCGTCTTCCGCGGCATCACGTCGCTGCGCTCCGGCGCCCGGGCCAGGGAGAAGGAAGCGGTCGACGACCTCGGCCGCTGGCGCGACGACCTGGACAACCGGGCCCGGGCCGCCGAGCGAGACCGGGACTACTGGTGCAGGGTCGCGAACCGGTACGCCGCGCAGCTCATTCGCCACAGCATTGACCCCGACCCGGCCGACCCGGTGCCGCCATCGGAGCGCGGCTGACCCGATGTCCTGATCATTGGGTCACCGCTGATCCCGCTCCTGGCCGGTGTGCTCCAGCGGGTAGTCCTCGCTGCACCGCCTACCGTCGGGCGCCTGCCAGCAGACCCGCACGTGGTGGCCGTTCGCACCGGCCTGGGCGGCCGGGCAGTCGCAGAACACCCACGACAGCGTCATCACGACTGGCGCTGCTGGGTGGCCGTTCGGGCAGGTCGGTGGATAGGTGCTCACGCCCGGACCGTAACCCCGCCCCGGGCGATCTAGCCAGGGCGGATCCATCAGTTGACGGCCGTCAACTGATTCAACTGATCCCCGAGGAGGGGTTCATGTCCAACCTCGCCATGTGGTCCGCGCTGGTCGGCACCCTGCTGCCGCTGCTCGTGGCCTTCGTCAACCGCTCGTCCTGGTCGTCCGGCGCCAAGGCCACCGTGGCGCTGTTGTCCTCGGCCGCCGCAGGCGCCGTCACCGCCTGGCTCAACGGCGACCTGTCCGGCCGCGACGTCACCACCGCGGTGCTCATCGTCGCCACCGCCACGGTCGCCAGCTACCACGGCTTCTGGAAGCCGACCACCATCGCCCCGGCGCTGGAAGAGGCCACCAGTCCGGAGCCGCGGGGGTACGCCACCCGGTAGGCTCGGTCCCGCGACAACAGAACGGCCCGGCCCCCACTCGGGGACCGGGCCGCTTCTTCGTGTCCGGGGTTCAGCTGTCGGCGCGCGCTCGCTCGAGTGCGTAGTCGCACCCCGCCTCGGCCAGCTCGGCCAACGCCACGCCCAGTGCGCGGATGAACTCCTCGTCGGCGCCCTCCCCGGCTGCGGCCTCGCGGAGTTCCTGGACCAACAAGTACGCCCGGGCGGCGCCGTCCTCGAGGCCGGCCTCGTACCGCCGGTCGCCGTACTCCTCGGCCGCCGTCTGCGCCTGCTCAAACAGCTTGGTCAGCTCGTCCATGACCTCGCGCCCCCGATCACGCGGTCGCGACGATCAGGGCGCGGCTGAGGCCGCCGATCAGGGCCAGCGCCTCGCCGGGGGTGAGTTTCAGCTCGACGCAGTCCTCGTCGTCCTCGACGTACAGGCGGACGGTCTCGCCGTCGGAGCCGACCTCGGCGTACAGGCGCTCGTTGTCGAAGCTGGTGGCGTCGATGATGATCTCGTCTTCCATGGTGTCCCTCCGGGGGTGTGGGTGGTCGCTACGGTGGGCGGGAGGGGCCGGGAGCGATGCGAGCGTTCCCGGCCCCGCGTCGTCGTCAGTTGGTGCCGATGCCGGCCATCTCGTGCTGGGCGATCGAGAGCGCCCAGGCGCGGGAGCGGACGGGGTGGATGGTGATGCGCTCGGCGGTCGGGTCGCCCTCGGCGCGGGCGTGCTCGATCAGGCTCTCGATGCCGGCCGCGCAGGCCTGGCACTTGATGCCACCGATGGTGGCCAGGCTCTCCGGCGCCTCCACGCGCCACCACGCTTCGCTGGTGCTGCGGAAGCAGCAGGGTGAGCCCTGCTCGGCGGCGATCTCCTCGACGTCCTCGTGGGCCAGGGTCGACAGGTTCAGCGTGTTCATCTCGATCGTCCTTTCGGGGTCGGCGGTTGGTGGTGGGTGGGTGGTCAGCGCTGGGTCATCGCGGCGCGGCGTGTGGCGACCGGGGTGATCTCGATCAGGCCCAGGAACGGGTTGTCGTCGTTGGTGGCGATTCGGCGCCGGAGGCTGTCGGCGCAGGTGGGGCAGTGGAATGTGGTGTCGTCGCCGGCCGCCTCGATGCGGTACCAGACGGTGCCGGCGGTGACGGTGCAGCAGGGGCTGCCGTGCTGGGCGAACAGGCCGTTCAGGTCCTCGACGTAGAGCATCGACATCGCGATGTTGTAGTTGCTGCTCATGGCGTCCTCCTCGGTGGTGGCTGTGCCTCAAGTATGTGGCGCTAGCGCCACGACGCATAGGCCCGCTGACCAGGAGAAACGTCCCGCACAGCGGGCGAACCGGGGGCGTTGCCCGAGACGGGACGCCCCGAAACCGGACAAACCAGGTGGCGCTAGCGCTACGTAGTTAGTTCCACTGTGGACTGTCCATTGTGGAGAGGTGCGAATCGGACAGTGGTGGCTCTAGAGCCACTACATTCTGTCCGAACGGCTGAGTAGCAAAACCGGACATCCCGGGCTGATGTGAGCGACTGCATCTAGCAAACGGACAAACCGACCGGCCTCTGGAACGAATCGGGCATCACCCGGAGTGAGAGCCGCCCGATTTGCGCGGCTTCGGACGGCCAGCCGCACCCTGACCGGGCCGCGATTCGAACGCACGATCGAGGTCTTCCGCGCGCCACAGCGGCGTCCGGGCGTCGATGTGCCCGACCGGCTCCAGCCCGGCCCGCCAGATCACGGTGCGCAGGTGCGAGGGCGTCATCCCCCGGTCGGCCGCCGCCTGGGCCGTGGTGAACGCCCGCTCGCCGCCCACCGTGATGACCACCTCGCGCTCGTCGTCCACGTGGCCATCGTGAGGCGCTAGCGCCTCGGGGTCAACTCCGCGCAGGCGGGCCACCACGCCGCGGCCCGCCGCGAGGATCCGGTCCGCCAGCGCCAGCCGTCGCTCACGCGCCACCGGCTCCGGCCACGCGGCATCCTCGCCGACGAGCTGGTCCACCAGCCGCTCGGCGAAGTCCTCTACGGTCCGGGCGCTCACTGCGGCCGCCCCTTGCGCAGGGTCGTGCTCGGCGGCCTGAGGATCTCCTCGATCACCTGGACGGCTACCCGGCGGGCTTCGGCGATCGCCCGCACCGTCACCCCGCGACGGACCAGCGCCCGCACCTTCATGTCGTGGCGCCACCACGCGGCCGCGCCGGCCAACTCGCGCAGTTCCTCGGCGTCCCTCTCGGACAGCTTGGCGTCGGACTTGGACAGCTCGGACATCGTCTCAGACACCTCCCGCCAGGAAGTCCCGCCGGGGCCGGAGGCTCAGGTCGCGACCCCGGCGGGGGTACCGCTGGGCGCCGCACCGCCCTCCAGGACCGGCCCCAACCGGTCATCGAAACGGCGCGGCGCCCATGCTGTTGGCCCCCCGCTCGGCCGGCCACTGCGCCACCGGCGACCACCGGCTGGGACCGCCGAGCGGGGGATCCCTGGCGCGGGCCGCCGCGCAACCCCAGCGGCCCGCCACCAAGGCGTTGTGGGCCGGGCGCGGCAGTCACGCCCCAAGGCTTGCGCCAACAGGACACCGCGCCCGGCGTCGGGGGGAGAACACCTGCCAAGGAGTCCCTACCCTCGCTCGCCAACCTATGATGACCGGTGATGACAGGTCAAGGGTACGATGGCCGGTCATCACCGGAAATCTTGACTCGATTGGGTGGGAGGTGGTCGGATTGTCATACCTGCCAAGGAGTATGACCATGCCCGCCGAGAGCAAGACTGATCGGCTCCAGCGTGAGCTGGAGCGCCGCATCGCCTCCGGGGAGTACCCGCCCGGCTCCAAGCTGCCGTCCGGCGCCGAACTGCGCGAGGAGTTCGACGTGTCTCAGCAAGTCGTCCGCACGGCGATCGACCGCCTCCGCATGCGCGGCCTGGTCGAGACCGTTGTCGGCGTCGGAGTGTACGTCGCAGAGCCGACAGGCGGTCCTCCGTCCGACGGAGGGTGATCACGCGCTTCCCCGGCGTACGGTGCCGGCCATGACCGATCACGTCGCGCACGACTGGGTTGAGCCGCAGCCGCCCCCGCCGAGCTGGTGGGATCGGAACTGGAAGTTCCTGATAGCCGTCGGCCTGGCCGTCGCGGCCGCCGCGGTCGGCCTGGGCCTGGCACTCGGCAGCACCCCGGAGGACGAGGCGCGGGAGGCGTGCCGGACGTACGTCCGCGACCGGCTCGTGGCGCCGGCGACCGCGCAGTTCTCCGAGGAGCGGGTGATCGGGTCGAACCCGACGATGGTGGCTGGCAAGGTCGACTCGGAGAACCGGTTCGGCGCGATGCTGCGCACCACCTACACCTGTCGGGTGCAGTACGAGTCCGGCGAGTGGCGCCTGGTCTCTCTGATCGGACCGTGATCTTGACTAGTTCCCCACTAGTTATGATCTTGAAATCCAGCGGTTCCCAGCGGTTCCTAGCGGTCCGCAGATCCCCAGGTCACGGGGCAGGTCGGCCCGTTCAGGCAGGTCCGAGAAGTGCCCCGAAATCCTTGACACGGAAGAGGTCACTGGTTCAAACCCAGTATCGCCCACCAGGAAAAAGACCCGCCAACGGCGGGTCTTTTTTGATGTTGACTAGTGCGCCATTAGTGATGATCTTCAGCCGCCCCTCGCGGCCCTCAGCGCCGCCCGGGCCTTGTTGTGCCGCTCGTCGCTGGAGTGCGTGTACCGCGCCGCGGACCGGTGGTCCTTGTGTCCCATCAAGGCCATCCGGTCGTGATCCGGCACGCCGGCCTCGGCCAGCCGCGTACCGAAGCTGTGCCGGCAGTCATGCGGCGTCGGCTGGGGGTCCGCCACCAGCGGCATCCACATCGGACGACCACGCTCATCGGTGGCCGGCTTCCCGTCCTCCCCCAGGACCGGCACCCGCATCGCGGCCTTCCACACCCGGCGCAGCCACGTCGGGTACAGCATCGACCCACCCTGCGGCGCGGTAAACACCAGCGCACCCGGCTCGGTCGCCAGCACCAGCGGCCGCAGCCGCGCCAGGTACTCCGTCCCCAATGGAGCGTCCCGGAACCCGGCCGCCCGCCGGCTCCGCGCGCCCTTCGGGTAGTCGCGCACGGTACCGTCGCGCTCCATCACCGGACCGAGGACGAACAGGCCGCGCCGCAGGTCCACTCGCTCCTTGCTGACCGCGGCCACTTCCTCCCACCGGGCGCCGGACTCGAACAGGCCCTCGACGAACAGCCGGGCGTCGCGGCGGCCGGGGAACAGTTCGTCCAGGCGCTCAAGCAGGAGCCGCTCCTCCTCGGCGGTGAACACCCGGTCGACGTGCTCCGGCGGCAGCGGCGTCTTGACCCGCCGGGCCGGGTTGGCGCGGATCATCCCGGCGTCCACGGCCAGCTCCAGCGCGGCCTTGAGGACGTTGACGGCGGCGATGATGGTCCAGCCGCCGACGCCGTCCTCCTCCAGCTCATTTACCCACGTCTGGACGTCCGGCTTGAGGATCTCGCCGACCTCCACCGGCCCCCACCGCGGCCCCACCCAGCATCGCCAGTGCGACTCGTCCCGAGCTCGGGACGCCTTCTCGATCCGGCGCGCGGGCGCGTACCTCTCCCAGACCGCGGCCACGGTGGTCTTCGCCAGCTTGGGGTCAATGAACTCACCCCGACGGATGTTGGCTTCCAGTTCGCCGGCCCAGTTGGCGACCATGCCGCGCAGTTCGTGGGTCTTCGTGCGCCGGCCGTGCGGGGTGTACACCGTGGCCATGTACAGCCCGCTTGGCAGCTTGGTGATCCACGCCATCAGCGCCCGCCGTGCAGCGGGGTGACGGTGGCCTCCAGCTTCTGTGCGCCGTAGACGATGCCGGACCGCAGGGCCTCGTCGACCGCCCGGTCGATCTCGACGCGGAGGACCGGTACGAACTCGGCCTGGAACGTGTCGACCACGGCCTGCCGGATGCACTTGTTGTTGGCGGCGAGGGCGGCTTCGGTGGCGGCGCGCTCCTCGGCGGCGATGTCGCGGACGGCGGACCGGACGGCGAGGGTGGTGATCCAGCCGTCCAGCGAGACGATGCCGGTAAGGACGGTCATGCCGAGGAGTACGGCGAACACGTCGCCACGGACTACGCGGTCGTCATCTGCGCCCAGAGCGACGGCCATGGTGGTTGCGGCGCCGAATATGCCGCTGGCCACGCCAGCTACGGCGGTGATTTGGCGGTGCATGTGGTCCTCCAATGTGGACAGCACCCCCGGTCAAGATCGCTAATCATTTCGGCCGGGGGGGGGGGGGGGGCGCGCCGGCTAAAAAAACCCCGGGATAATGTGGTCCTCGGGGGGGGCGCGAACACCGT